GTGGGAAGACTACTCGGAGTTCGTGTCGGCGGCGGACTTCCTGCCGTTGGCTATGGAGACGTATCGGGCGACTCCTCGGCAGGCTGTGCCGGTGGCGGAGAAGCTGTTCGGTGTGTGGGAGTGGTATCACGGTTTGACGGAGATGGAACAGCAGGAACTTTTGTCTGTTCTGGGTGTTTAGGGTTTGCGCTCCACGAAACCACCTGATAGACTGTATATAACAACACGGGGAAAGGCCCCAACCAACTCAGAGGAGAACGAAATGGCACAGCAGACACTCACCAAGCGCATGAACGGACTCACCGCACGCGCCGAGATTGCACTGAAGAGCAAAGATTGGGCGACGGTTCACGCGATTCAGGCTGAGATTCGTGCGATTGCCGACGAGCTTGATGCCGCAGACGAAGCCAAGGCCAAAGCTGAAGCCGAAGGCTGACCCACACCAGATCGAGGCGGGGCCGACTGGCCCCGCCTCACCCAGAGTTAAGGAGACACGAAATGTTCGATGTTCAGTACAAGGTCGTCGGCACGATCAACAGGTGGACCGATGAGCAGTCCATCGCGGAGTTCACGATCACCGGCAAGGAGTCCGGGGAATCGTACTCGGGAACGTTCACTGCAGGATCGGCGCATGACATGACCAACGAGGAGAAGGTGAGTGAGCTGATCCTGGCATCGACCAGCTGGGATTGGGGACTCCTCGGAGAAGCGGGGAGTTCGTCGCTGAAGAGCATTGTCATCTACCTGATGGAAGAGGGGCTGTGTGAGGACGTGGAGGACGCGTTCAATGCGGGTGAGCAGTTGGTGAAGCTGGGTCAGTGGATTCCGAATCTGACTGCAGGGGAGCGAATTTTCCTGGATAACGCTGGCGAAAATTGAGGTTCTGGCTGTACTCCCCTCGATACATCTGATAGACTGTATATAACAACGGGGGAACAAGCCCCACCAGCTCGGAGGAGAGAAAAATGAACGACACCAGCATCCACACCAAAGCCGCAGAACTGACTAGCCTCGCACTGCAGGCCATGTCCGAGGGAAAAATGGAACTGGTCGCTCAGATTCAGAAGCAGGTCGCTGATCTGGACGCGCAGAACACTCTCGGAGGCCGCAAGTGATCGACGCCGACTTCAACGTAGAACACCAGCTCTCACACAAGGCCGAAGATCAGGCACGTGAAGAGATGGGCGGCATGTACGACGTGATGATGAACGCCGAGGGTACACCGTCCACGTACGACTACCCGAACGAGGGCGACGACGACAAGTGGGAGTGGAGCGACCGTCTGATGACATTCGTTCCGACAGGACAGGAGACACGGGCATGAAGAAGATCGCATTCGTATCGAGCTACCACACGACTGATTCGCGGACAGGGTTCACCGCGTGGGTGTTGGAGCTGTACACGGACGGCAAGTCGGTGACGGCGTACCCGTTCAACAGTGCGACAGCGGCGGTTAGTGCTGTACTCAAACACGATCTGTCCAGAGTGTTCACGGAAAACACGTGCGGGTTCTTCGAACAGCTGGCGCAAGACGAAATCGTGTGGGATTCCGACATGGATCGCACAGACGACGGGTTCACGTACCTCACGTGGATCGAACTGAATAGCTGAGAGGCAGGAGACACGAAATGGCTGAACCGAAATACCCCGACGTGGAAGTGCAGTTGTCCGGAGAAGACGGCAACGCGTTCTTTATGATCGGCAAGACTCGACGCGCCCTGAAGCGTCATGGCGTGGGAGACGAGGAGATTGAACAGTTCTCCACGGAAGCAACGAGCGGTGATTACGACAACGTGATCAACACCATCGGACGCTGGGTGGAGGTGTACTGAGATGACTCTGAAGCTGGACACACCAGTCAGCGCGGCTGACATTTCCGTCGAGGAAGACGACCGCGATCTGAGCCGGTACAAGAAAGTCCACGCTCACGGATGCTCCGGCCTCCGGGACTTCGACCGCATCCACTTCGACGGTGGAACGGTAGCGGACCTCATGGACGAGCTGGCCGGGTATGTCGTCTGTGACGGGCCGGTGGAGTCGGAGCTACCGTACTTCTCCGACATGCTCCTGCCGTGCGCTCGGAAGGTGCTTGGCCTGACGGGAGTGAAGGCGTGAGCCGGGTGGTGGTGCGCTCCACAATCACAGGAAAAGAGCTGTGGGCGCATCCCCTCACCGGACGACCGTTCATCGAGTATGTACCGGCTGAGGCATTCCAGCTCGAAGAAATCGGTGAAGCTGTGATTGATGTGGAGGAGACGGAATGAGCCGGATGGAGTGCCCGTGGTGCGGGAAATGGCGGTGCAAGCACTGCGGTCGGGTGCGCTACTACACGGGACGAGACGAAGAAGTCGTCCGGTGTGCCCGGTGTGGCCGGACTGACGGTGAGCTGGAAGGAGTCGTCCACACGAATCAGTACATTGCGGACGAGCACCTGTATCTGGCTCAGGTGGAACCGGCGAAGCAGGAACCGAAGAAGCAAGAAGCGACCGTGGATCGGAAGCTGTTCGACGGCGTGATGCGGACGTTCCGGAACGGAATGATTACGGCGGACGAGGCGGCGAATGAGCTGGGTCTGACGATTGAGGAACCGGAGCCGGAGCCGGACGAGGATACGGCACGTCTGGACAACGCGATCAGCGAAGCTATCTGTGACGTGGAGTGGATGCCATTGTCCACCCGGTACGAACTGGCTCGGTCGATCCGGGAGAAGCTGAGACTCACCGTGAAACAGTGGATCGACATGCCGTCCGACTTCCCATTCGCAGACTGCGTGATCACGCACGGACTGGACGGTGTAGAAGTCATGGACGAGTTCGGACGTGATGTGACCGACCAGTACCGGGCGTGGACGGCTGATCAGAACGTGACGTACAAGGTGGAAGGTGAGCTGTGACAGCGCACGTGAACACGCGGACCGGGTTCAGCAGTAAGTGCAGGTGCTTTGACTGCCGTGTGAACCGGTCCGTGTGGGAGCGGAAACGATATGCGGCGGCGAAGGCGGGGAGACCGTACACGACGACGGGGCACAAGGCCGCGAAGCGTCTGCAGGAGTTCCTGGATGCCGGGTTCACCATGAAAGCGATCGGTCGCGTCATCAGCTCGGAGGGACGAGACCTGCAGTACATCGTCGATGATCCGTCGAGGCACATTCACCGGCGAACAGAGGAACGTGTGCTGGGGATCAAACCGTCCGAAATTGAACCGGGCAGGGTGAACGGTGCCGGAGCTACACGGCGACTCAGAGACCTGTCTCTCCTCGGCTGGCGAATCGGGATCATGGCGGCACGGGCCGGCCTGTCGGAGAACACGATTAGGAACGTGTTGCTGTGGAAGAACCCGATCATAGCTGGGACGACGGACAAGAAGATTCGAGACATGTACGAGGTGCTGTCTCGGGAAGAACCGCCGAACGATCCTGCGGCACAGTCGTGGGTGAGGCGGTCACAGAAACGCGGATGGAAACGGTTGGCGGCATTCCGTAACCCGGAGTTCCCGCAACGGATAGCAGGAGAGGCATGAGCGTAGCGTCAGGCGAAATCACCAGAGAGCCGAGAACAATGGCGGCGTGGCATCTGAATCGGTGTCTGCGGTTCACGAATGGGAAGGAGATTGCGGAGCGGCTGGGCATGTCGGCAACGAGTCTGGCGAACATCAAGAACGGTCAGTGCGTGGACGTTCCGTTCGGTACTACTGACCGGCTCCGGAAGCTGTGCGCGAAGCTGGAAGCGGAGAACGAGGACGCGGTGGACGAGTGGGACGAGTTCATGTCCGATCCGGCTGTGAAGATAGAGGTGGCGAAGCTGAGGGCGAGGAATCCGAAGGTGACGCGTATCAGGAAGGAGCTGGCGGAGAAGGCCGCTGGCGGTAAGAAGAAAGCGGGAAGAGCATGAGCGGCGAAACAGTGATCACGGTGGTAGGGAATCTGACGGCTGATCCGGAGATGCGGTTCGCGCCGAATGGTACGGCGGTTGCGAACTTCACGGTGGCGAGCACGCCACGCGTATTCGACCGGCAGGCCAACGAGTTCAGGGATGGGGAGACGTTGTTCCTCCGGTGTTCGACGTGGCGTGAGCAGGGTGAGAACGTTGCGGAGTCGCTGACTCGGGGCACGCGGGTGATTGTGCAGGGCCGGTTGAAGTCGCGTTCGTTCGAGACGAAGGAGGGCGAGAAGCGCACGGTCATGGAGTTGGACGTGGACGAGGTGGGTCCGTCGTTGCGGCGTGCGAAGGCTCAGGTGTTCAAGACGAATGGCGGTCAGCAGTCGGCGGGGTATCAGCAGGAGCAGTCAGGTGGTGGCTGGGGTGCGAATCCGGGCGGTCAGCAGTCGGCTGGGTGGGGGAATTATTCGGGCTAGGCTTGCGTCGGGAGAAACAGTCTGATAGACTGTATATACCAACAGGGGGACAAGCCCCACACCGAGACCAGGAGGTCAACATGAACACGCCAGATCGCGCAGGACAGCCCGTTCGCTCGAAGCTCGACGGCACGCTGGGGATCACAGCATCAGGACTCAACAGCGAAGGCTACATCGACGTGATGTTCATTGGCTCCATCGGAGTCACCCCGTTCGTCTCCTACGAACTCGAACTCACCGAACTCGTCGAGCAGAACTAACTCACCCACGGGGCAAGCCCCACAACCTCACAAGGAGAAAATCATGAACGACACCATCAAGACCATCATCGAGAGTAGCCAGAGCAAGAGGGTTGCGCTCGACTCCATGATGGACGATGTGAACAATCAGATCGCAGACCTCCAAGCGACACTCGACAGCTACCGTCAAGAGTACGCAGAGCTGACCGAAGTGACCGAGAAGCTGGGCGGTGTCACCAAGCACCGAGTGCAGTGGTTCAGCACCGACAACCTGATCGACAAGTACCCGGCCCCGGTCGTCGTCCACGGTGAGGGTTGCAGTCACATCAAGATCAGCCAGCGCGACCCGGCCATGCGTGCCGGTCTGGAAACCGTGTCAGACGTGGAGGAGTGGGAGTCGCCGGAAGACTTCGCGGGAGACTACAACGCAGACTTCTACAACGAGGGCGGCAACGAAGCGTCCTGGCCGATTGCGTTCTTCCCCTGCACGGGCATGGTGGAGCGACTGACGATCACCACGGGATACGACAAAGACTGACCGACAGCAACACCGGGCGGGGTCAGATCGGCCCCGCCCAGCAACGAAGGAGACACAGCAATGGGCAAGATCATCACCCTACAGCCGGGGAACACTCCGGACGGTGGATATGACGTGAACCTGCCGCTCCCGTACCCGTACCACGTGGATGCGGAGACCGGCGAGGTAGGGCGGCAGGAGTTCTGGCGGGGAGACCCGAAGAGCATCATCGGATTCCAGGAAGACCCAGACATTCAGTTCGTGGACAAAATGTGGTCGGAGGTCGCGGAAGATCCGCAGACGGCGGTGGGAATGTTCCCGGTGTTCGTGGACTGGAAGGGCAAAATGTTCAGCCTGACGACCGCGATCCGGAAGGTCACGGTGACGGATTCCGAGGAGGCCACGGCATGAGAGTCGGAACGCAGGTGAAGGCGAACGGTCATTGGGGATTCGTTCGTGAAGTCCACAACGGTGAGCTGAGCGGCATGGTGACGGTGCGTCTCCCTGGCGGTGACGTGTGTGTCCCACGGTCGGAGGTGCAGGAGCGGTTCACGGAGACACATTGGGCGGATGGTTTCGGGGTGTGGCACTGCAGAATCGTTGACCAGGCGCAGAAGACTCCGGGATCAGCAGATTATGCGCAGATGATTCGGCTGTCGCGGCGGAGGATCGCGGCGGAGCTGGCAGTGCGTGCCCCGAGAGGCACCACGTTCGATGACATGCTTGACCTGGTGCGGGTTGGTCGCAAAGAGACCGGCGAAGACCACGTGTATGAGTACGTGGAGCTGGGCGCGGGGAAGGACCGACCATGAGCGATTCATGCTACGACCTGACGAACACACCGGTGGACGTTCTGCAAGCCGATCTGATCCACCTGCGGAAGATTCGCAACGGAATGCGGGTCAGCGACGGACCGTCCGCGCGACGGTTCAGCGATATCAGTCAAGACATTCGAGACCTCGAAGAAGAACTAGACAGGAGAACGAAATGAAAGTGACCGACGAGGAGAAGACTGAGCTGGCCCGGAAGCTGGCGGCGGAGTTGCCGTGGATCGACGCGGGGACGGCGAGGAAGGCGATTGGTGTTCTCGATGAGGCTGGGTCACTCCGGGTTCGGGGCCGTGAGGTTCTGCCGGAGGAGATTCCGAGCGGATCAACAGCGCGAGTCGAGTACGACGTTCTGACGAAGAATCACATGACCGGGGAGTTCGTGATCACCCGGCACATGGAGATTACAGGCAGGAAGGTTCCGGACCCGAGGTCGGTGGCCGTGGCACACGAGAAGGTGGCGAACGTCCGCTACTTCATCGTGGCTGAGGCACCGAAGACGATGCGGGAGAAGCTGGTCGAAGCGTTCAAGGCGGCTCCGGGAGGTCTGACTGATAAGGGACTGGCTGAGTATCTGCTGACACGGTTCGACGTGGCGGAGAAGGATACCGAGAAGCCGAAGCAGACTATTCGGTCGCACCAGCGCGGGTCGGCGCGGGAGTTGGGTGAGTCCGACGAGGAGTACGAGAAGCGAACCGGACCCGTCTATGGACCGGAGGTGTGGCGTGGCCGAAGCCGAGACTGAACGCTCACCGGCACCAAGACAGCAATCATCTGAAGGAGAGAGAAATGGCACACGGAGGACTGCACGCATATCGGGTCAGTCAGGAACTGGCGAAGGGAGACCCCCCGTTCAGCGCGTTCATATTCTGCGCGATTCGGAAGGCGGACACGTTCAACCTCGAACGTCTGCGGCTGGCGTTTCCAGAACTGGTCCGAGAGATGGAGGAGCGGCATTGGGCACCGGGCGGAATGTTGGAGGGCGAGCGCAATGACTGAGGGACAGCGGCTGGGTTTGCACTCCACCGCAAAGGTTGATAGACTGTATATATCAACGGGGGCAAGCCCCACACCATCCGAGGAGGAACCAATGAGCAACAAGCCCAGCATCGAAGAGTTCATGAACGCGGACTTCACCATCGTGGCATCAAAACGAATCGGGCGTAACCCGCAGATCGCCGTGGAGAACGGAATCGCACCGGTCCCGTTCTACTACGAAGTGACGGTCGAGGAGTTCGCAGACCTCAACCGGGAAGCACTCTGGAGCGACGAGGCACCGGACGACTACGTGAACCGGGCACTCGAAATCGAAGTGACTCTCAGCGAGGAATACGGAGTGTCGCTGTGAAGCGCATCATCAGGTCAATCGCGGGGCGTGTTGTCGGGCGGATCATGGGAGCAGTCATCTGTTTCGTGATCGTCGCGTCTGGCCTCTGGTCAATCGACAACACGTCCGGCTGGACCTCATGGGCCGGAATACTGGTGAGCCTGGTAGGTATTGGAATGCTGTACGCGTGGGCAATGACGATAGACAAGGATATGCAGAAATGGGACGAGAAAGCGTGATTCCGGGACGAGACGAGAACATGACCGGAGCCGAGCTGAGACTGATCCGCACGAGCTGTGGGCTGACTCAGGCGGAGTTCGGAGAAATGGTCGGCGTGGCCGATAAATCGGTGCGCGGCTGGGAGACGGCGACAGATATGCGGGTGCCGGTCGACGTGGCCGATATTGCGCGGGGTCTCCACATCAAGCTGATGGACGCGAAGCAGAGGGTGCTGGTCGATTACCAGCTCAGCTCTCCGGGCGACGAGGTGACGTTGCCGCTGTATCGGCGTGGGGACTTCCCTGGCGCCCGTGAGGAGCTGGCGATCACGAACGCGGCGGCTGGTCTGGCGTTCCATGAGCTGACGGACGATGGGATCAGTGTGTGGGTGGAATGGGCGTGAAATTCTTTGGTTCTGGGCTGTACTTCCCAGAAATCAACTGATAGACTGTAAATACAACAAGGGGAACACGCCCCACAAACTCAAAGGAGTCAGCATGAACGTCATCGAAGCCCAGGCATTCGTCACCGAGACCATCGAAATCATCATGGAAGAGTCGGTCGAAGACTTCGACATGGCAACCCTCATGAATGAACTTCACGACCTGCAGGGATCGTGGGATATCAACGTCATCCCCGAGTCCGAGCTGATCCTGGTCATCGAGACCCACAAGAACTGAGAAGGCCGGGGACATGACGACACACGAGTTCACCACGACCAACGAGCGTGAAGCTCACAACGAAGCGGCACGACTGGCAATGACCGAAGGGGTCACGTCGGTCAGCCTGGTCGGATTCGACACGGAGCGCGGAGTGTACGCGTTCAACTACTGGAAGGACTGACCGTGCTCGGACGGACACCGATGCGGATCAAGCCGCTAAAGATCGAGCGAATGACCAACAGTCAGGCCGGAAACCCGGTCTGGCGGGTCCGCTCGCAGGGGGACTGGTTCAGAACCCTGCCGGACGCGCAGTGCGCGTACCAGATCAGCACCTCGGACGAGGGTAAATGGGTCGACATAGAGCTGGACCACAAGGGAAAGATCGTGAAATGGGCACGGTCGAAGAATCAGAAGGAGACACAGGAATGAGCACCGAAGAATTTGACCTCGAAGCGGCGGCGAAAGAGCTGGCGGAGGCACGAGCGAAGGTCAAGGCGGCGAAGGATCGGCTGGCGAAGCGGATCAAGCCGGACGAGACGCGGATCAAGGAGCTGGAACAGCAGATCGCGCTGAACGCGGAGCCGGGAGACAACCTGGCCGGTGACTGGCATGTGAAAATGACCCCCTCGAAAGACCTGGCGAAAGACAAGCTGGCGGAGGCGTACCCGCAGAAGGACTTCCCGAATCTCTGGAAGACGGAGATTCTGGGCGGTGAGGTCAAGAAGATGATCGGGGAGAACGAATACGACGTGTTCCGCATCCCGAATGGCAAAGCAACAATCACGATCACGAACGTCGCTGACGAAGACTAGTCAGCACGAGAGCATAGGAGACACATCATGAAGAAAACACTCGGAATTGCACTGGCAGGGGCCACGATCATCGGCCTATCGGCCTGCGGAGCGGCAGAACCTCCTCAGTCACGCACCACGACGGAGCCAGCGGCGGAACAGCCGGTCAGCGAAGACATGGCCGTGGAGGAAGCGGACGATGAGGGTATCCCAGACATGGGAGTCGAGGGAGCACGAGACGTGACGGACGGCGTGGCAACGTTCGCGTTCGGTGACGATGCCGAGTTCCCCGGTGGTCAGGGTCTGAAGATCAGCTACGTCGAGGAGACCACGCTGTCGGAGTACGGTGCCGGCGACTGCGTGAATGGTGATCCGGTGTCGGTGTTCAAGGTGACGGTGAAGAACGACACGGGAACGATGTGGGAGCCGTATCTGGACCTGATGGTCGCTGGTTCGTACACCGATGACGAGTCGGGTGAGGTCGTGGAGGCCAGTGATGTGTTCGACGACTGGAATGGTGAGTCGCTGGATGCCGGGCAGTCGCTGACTCGCCTGCCGAACGGTTCGTCGGGGTCGTCGTATTGGGGATTCTGTCACGCTGGTGGCTCGGCTGATTCGGTGAATCTGTACGGTTCGTTCTTCGACGAGTACGGTGATCCGGCTGGTGACACGCTGTGGGTGTCGGCGGAATCTGGTGAGTTCAACTGATTGCATTCCCCGGCTCAGTCTGATAGACTGTATATAACAACGGGGGAAAGCCCCACACCAGCCAAAGAAAGGGCAGATCATGAACTACCAGAACGAGTTCCACAAGACGGTCATCAACGGAATCATCGTCGGAATCAAAGAGGCACGCGTTCAGTGCGTGGCCGAAGATCGTCCGGTCCTGCTGGCAAAGGCGATCCGGAGCGGATCACGTAGCCTCAGCAACCTCGATTGGGCAGACGACGAAGACTTCGTGGACGCGGCTGAGCTGGCCGACGATATCGCGTACGACCTCGAATCCAACGGATACAGCGGACGCGCGGCTCGGATGACCACGAAGCTGACGAAGCTTCTGGAACAGATCGTCGACTCGATCAAGGTCTGACCGAAGAAACCATGGCGGGGTCGCAAACAGCGGCCCCGCCATTTCCAGATAGGAGACAAGGAATGAGAACGTTCGACACGAAGACGAAGAACATCACGAAGCGTGCTCTCGGGCACGGGCCGGTCCTCCTGGTCAGCGACCAGGGCGACATATCGAACCACGAAACGACAGTCTGGCGGGGCGAACGGCGACCGCGCCGGTGGGTGTCGGTGGACACGCTCGGCAACGTCCACAGGTCCGCCCTGATTCAGCGTGCCGACAGTTTGTCACTGAAGGGTGACGATGTGCTGGTCCGTCAGGGGAAGAGCACGACGAAGCTGAAGGGCGAAGCTGTCACCGAACCGTCTCGCGTGATGAAGAAGCCGGAAGGTGCATCGTTCACCGTCGATGCGTGGCGTGGAGAGAACCGGGAAGCGGTCAAAGCACTGGTGGCGTGCTCGGGGCGTGATGCTAGCCTGCCGATCCTCACATCTATCCAGATGCAGTCCCACGACGGCGGTATTCGAGCGTATGGGACCGACCGGTTCCGACTGGCAGAAGCCCGGATGGAGACGGTGAGCAAGCCGGTCGAGTTCTCGGCTCTGGTGCCGAGGTTCGTCCTCCGGGAACTGGTGATGAACCGGGCGTGGCATCTGTCGGTGTGGGAGAACTTCACGATTGCCGAGTTCTGCGAGACCGGGGTGCGCGTGCAGACCACGAACCTACAGGGCAAATACCCGGAGGCGGCGGAACTGTTCGCCACGTACCCGGACGAGCAGATTGCGACGTGGACTGTGACCCCGCGAGTATTTGCGAAGGCGATCAAGGACTTGCATCCGCCGCGCCACAACCCGGTGGCTCTGTCATCGGATGGTCTGATCGGTGCGGAGGGTGCGGGTCACGTGCGGCCTGCAGGCGTTGTCTCGGTGAAGGCAGGCGAGAAGGCGGAGAAGTGGGTAGCTGTGAACGGTGACTACCTGGAAGAGCTTCTGCGTGCCGTGTCGGACTACGACGAGGCGGACGTGCTGTGGGGGGAGCACATGAAGCCGGTGTACGTGGTTGCGTCGGATCGTTTGCGCCTCCTCCTCATGCCGGTGCGTGGTGTTCGCCGGTCGTTCCCGGTGTCGAATATTTTCGAGGTCTGATTGCATTCCCCCGATCAGTCTGATAGACTGTATATAACAACGGGGGACAGCCCCACAAGCCCACAGGAGGAAACATGAACACCAACGTCGCACGCCACACCGCACACGCCTTCCGCATCAACTTCGCGGACCTGCTCACCGAGTCCACCGAATACCACCTGCCGGAAGGTCTGGCCGACCTGCTCCTGAAGGTCCGCGAGTTCGCCACCGAAGCAGGGGAACTCGACCTGGACCGCCCGAACAGCACCACCGCGTTCTTCCAGGCCGACATGGGCAAAGTGTGGTTCCACGCTCAGCGAGCACTCGTTGACACCCGCATCGTCGGATCGAAGACCACAGGACAGCGGGACTATTCCTTCGGTGCCGACCGTGACCGTGAACGTCGCCGGAACATCATCTGGAATCTGAAGTGGATCGAAGCGATCCTCCATGCAGTCACCACCAACTGACCCACCCATCACCCATCCCCGGTCCGACACGCTCGGGCCGGGGGCACCACGAACAGGAGACACGACATGAACAAGACCATCCACGCCAAGCGCGTCAACGTCCACCCCACCACCGGAATGCAACGATGGAAGATCAGCAAGAAGGATGCCCCGATCATCCTCGACTGGCTCAACCACGACGTGAGCAAGATCAGGAAGTACCGCGCCCACAAAGACGGCGGATTCGGCTTCTCCACCGGTTGCGGATACGCAATCTTCTCCGCTGACCTGCTCGGTGGCAACGGCGACGGAACCGCTGAGCGTCGGTTCGAGGACGAGACCGGATACACCATCTCAGGAAAGTGAGGAACAGCATGAACATCAACGAGAACATCACCAAACTCCGCAACGGCTACATTGCCGGGAAGTCCGCCTTCCAGTCCGACCAGGATCGGGGAGAGGAGTTCGATGCCACGATGAAGGAAGTCGTGGACACGGTGCGCTCGGACGCATTCGTGCGCTTCCGGGCCATGATGGATTCGGAACTGGATGAGGCGGTCCGGCATGTCCGGGAGATGACCTGGAACGAATGCTGTGAAGCCGTGGGAGACCAGGGCACGGTGCAACTCCCCGACAACCCGCACACCAAGCAAGCGGTGGCGGAGGCCAAGCAGAACTTGGAGGAGGGTGACGGGTGATGGTGGCCTGGATCGTGATCGGCGCAGTGATTGTGTACCTCCTGGCCTGCGCGGGAACGTTCTACGCCCTGCGGGTGATGGAGAAGATCGACACACCGTTCACTGTGGACATGAGACACGATGAACTTCTGAAGGCGGCGGCGGTGACGATGTGGCCGGTGACGTGGCTGATTATCGCGGTCGAGGCCGTGGGAGTGGTGCTGGGCCGGTGGGCTGACCGGACCGCGCAACGAGTGAACGAGAAGCACGGAAGGAAGTAGTCATGGCTGGAAAGTACGAAGACCTGTATGGTCCGATGGTCAACGATGAGACATTCGATCTGACCATGAGCGAGAGGATGGGTGCGCTGGTTGCCCTTCAGTGGCTTGACCAGAATCCCGACCAGGTGCCCGGACGGACGATGACGCGGAGCGACATGGTGGAGGCGTTCGGTGAAGAGTATGCGGAGTGGGCAACCTCCCGCCTCGCTCGGATCGGATACACCATCGTCCCGGACCCGGAACCGACGAATGCGGAGAAGCTGGACAAGATCATGGAGGAATGGCCGGGCCGAGCAACGGCAAGTGATCCCACATTCGGAGAATACCTGCACAACAGGGGCGTGAAGGCACCGGGAGGTGACGATGAGTGACCAGGACAACCTGGTCGAACCCAACAAGAGGTGCTGGAAGTGCTGGAAATGCGGGTACGTGGACCCCTGGCACGTCCACCGAGAACGCAAGCGATCCCACGGACAGGAGAGACCCCGACACATCATCGACACCATGACCTGCCCATCCTGCGGCACTACCTGGAAAGAACGCATCGACCTCCCACCTGGAAGGGAACATCTCAAATGAAAATGATCCGCGAAGTCACGCACGGTGTGTGGCTGAACGTCAAGGAAATCAGCGAGGTCATCGTCCCAGACAAAGCGAAAGGCCCGTGGGCAGGCGACGGTGACGCGTTGATCATCTGCATGACGAACGGGAACAGCTACGGCGTTCCGCACCGGGAAGGTGCCACACCTGAGACTATGATCAGAAACCTATTCACAGGGGGACACGAATGAAGAAGACCATTGTGCAGATCGCGGAAGACGTGATCGTGGTGGCCGACGAAGTGGTCGGCATCGAGGAGAAGGATCACGGAATCGCGTGGATACTCCTCCGGGGCGGACACAAGATTCGGATGCCTATGGAAGAAGACATGAACGTTGCTCACGTGGCCGCGCAAATCTTCAGCTTCACCGCCAAAGATGCCGAGTCCGATGTGAGCGAGGAACCCGCCGATGCTGACTGAGACCTGGCTGTGGGTGATCGTGGCCGTGTATGTCGCCGTGGTGGTTCTGTTCCTGTGGTTCGGGAACCGTGCCTACCGGCAGTCGAACGGGTACGACATGGACAGTCAGCATCAGGCGGTCATGACTGTGACCGCTCTGCTGTGGCCGGTCACGATTCCGCTCATGCTGATCGTGGCCCTGGCCTCTGTGATTCTGAGGAGTGGACGATGAACGAAGTAGTGTTCGCGTCGGTGGAATGCCGAATCGAGGACCATCACAAATGCAACCGTGTCGGCTGGAACGACACACGATGCGAATTCACGATGTGCCCGTGCGGGTGCCATAGGAGGAGCGAGTAATGAAGTACACCGGAGACAAGAGACGAGAAACGGTCACGTTGGAGCTGTCGTTCATTGACGGGCCGGTGAACGTGCCGGCCATGCACGCGCTGTCTCTGCGCCACGCAACGATGATGGGTGACGAGGCGCGTGCAGATTTGGCTCTGTCGGAGTTCCTGCCGGACGACTTCGCTCATATCCTGTTGAACTATGCGAACCGGCACGAGGTGGAGGAGTTCTTCGAGCAGTGGTCGGAAGCGTCGACTGACAGTCATGGTCCGTCGTCGTTGGAGGATATGGCTCGCCGGTTGTTTGGACGCTAGAAACCACAGGTGATATACTGTATATATCACCAGGGGGGACACGAAGGAGACACGATGAACCTCTACACGTGCTCATACAACGAGTACCAGCCCGAAATGGGTCTAGCAGTCCGAATCTCGGCGGGGGTGCCCAGCTACCAGATTCCGGAGTTCAACCCGTTCCGCACCGTCGTCGCGGCAACTCCCACATGGGACTACCTGCACACCGAGCAAGAGAACTATGACCGTCACTTCTACGCTCAGCTCGACGCTCACGGCGTGGACGCATTCAGAGCTGACTTCCAGCGGGTTCGGAAGGAAGCGAACCTCCGGAAAGACGCACCGCTGGTCATGCTGTGCTTCGAGAAGCTGGGGAAACTCGAATGCAACGAAGAACACGAGATTGAGACCGCCGAGGAAGGCTGGTGCCACCGACGCAAGTTCGCAGGCTGGTGGAAACAGCAGACCGGCGAAGACATTCCAGAACTCGGCACCCGTGCCAAGCTGAAACTGCAACACGAACTATTCTGAGAACCAAGGAGACACTGATGATTGAACTGCAACTATTCACCGCCGCATACAAGAACTTCCAGCCGATGTACGGGGTGCCCGTGCAGATCAGTAACGGGCGACCTAAGTTCGGGATAAAATACCCGCTCCGATACAAGGCCCAGCTACTCTACCCGGAGTGGTCAATGGTGAAGGCCGACGTGCCGATGGACGTGTTCAACGAGCGGTATCACCAGGTGCTTGACCACCGGGGAGTCGACAACATTCGAGACCAGCTGACAGCCATTGCTGAGCACGCTGGCGATCCGCGCCTGGTACTCATGTGCTTTGAGTGGCAGGCGAAGGACTGTCACCGGAAGGGATTCGCTGACTGGTGGGAGAAGGCGACCGGGGAGCACGTTCCGGAGGTGCCCTGACACCAGGTTGCATGATCCGCGCCGGGGTGTATATAGTGGACGCAATGCGTGAGTGGACTAAGTAAGTCGCCTGCCTTCCTGGTAGGAGATGGAAGGTCAGCCCTTCCCTCGCGCTCCAACTTGCAAGACCCCCCGGTTAACGCCGGGGGGTCTTTTGCTTCCCCTCCACCACGCCAGCGCGGAGTAGACTGACCAGACAGTAAAAGTGGTGTATCAGCAAGGAGGATGGAATGTTCAGAGGCAGTGTGCCACGCCCCGTCATGCAACTCATGATGGAGTACGTGGACGATTGGGGACCAACCCCAGATATCTATATCGGGTGCTCAGGTTCGTTCACCGTGGAGCGGTATTTGCAGGACTCGGGAGCACGTTTGCACTCGAACGATGTGCTCCTGTACTCAGCCGCAGTCGGTAACTACTACTCCGGCAACCCGATGGACCTCGTGCTCACTGAGTCGGGGCGGGAAGACATGCCGTGGATGGAGAAATACCTCGGAGACCCCCTGCGAGACCTCGCCGCCATGCATGTCGCGTCGAACCTGGCGATCACAGTCGGCAAGGCGCACGATGGTTCCCCGTACTACCGGAAACTAATCGACGCATACGAATCACAGTTCGACACCATGCATGAGCAGATGATCGAGCAGATCAAGAACTTCTCCATGAAGATCGACAGCTACGATTCGGAAGACGTGCTCACGTGGCTCGACCGTGTACCGGAGGACGCGGCAGTGGTCGCGTACCCACCATTCCAGGCAACCGGTGCCGCCAGCTACTTCCAGAAGGACTACACCGTCCTAGAGCGACTTTTCGACTGGCAACCCCCGGAATACCAGCTCCTCGAAAAAGACACGCTCACAGAGCTGTATTTGAAGATCGCAGAACGTGAGAAGTGGACGTTCGCGGTGAACAAACCCGTCGAAGAACTCTCCGACCACCTGGTAGCGAAAATCCAGACCACGAACCGGTCGCCACACATTCACGTGTATTCGTCGCACGGGCAGAAACGCATCATCATGCCCCATCAGTCCACAACTCAGCTCCCCTACGAGCACATCGGGCCGGAGGACGAACTCGGGGACGAGATGAAGCTCATCCCCATCACGGGCGACCAGTTCCAAGGTCTCCGGTCGATGTACATGAACAAGGGCATCAAACCAGGGGCGGCGGACCTCGCGCTCGCCGTGATCGTCGACGACCTGTTCGTGGGAGCAATTGCCTGGTCGTGGGCACCAACGTTCGCAGACTGGGGCAAGTACGTTCCGCCACCAGTGGCGTACCTCCTGTCGGACTTCCCCGTGGACTCGTCCTCGTACACGCGGCTGTCGAAACTGATCGTCGCGTCCGCCAAATCAGTCGAGGCGCAGAAACTCCTCACCCGATACGGGAAACGCCCGTACCGGTCATTCACCACGACAGCGTTCAGCAAGAACCCCGTCAGCATGAAGTACCGAGGAACCCTCAAACTCCTCAAACGCGAGCAGAACGACGCATACAAATCGTCATACGCTGACAACCTCCCCGAAGACGACAGCTACTACTCACGCCCCTGGAATCTCCAATACGGAGATTCATTCGGGGAAGAAACCTGCACCGAAATCCTGGCCCAGTGGAAAAAGAAGCACGGAAAGGCACGTAAATGAACGTCACAGTCGAAACCGGAGACCCGAAGACCCTCACACTCCTCGAAGAAAACGCGAGGTACATGAGGCACGAACAGTTCGCTAACCTCGTCGCCAACATACGCCGAGACGGAGACCTCACCCAGATACCGTTCGTGTGGCACGACACGACCACCGACACCCGCCACGTACTCTCCGGCAACCACCGCGTCATGGCCGCAATGGAAGCCGGCCTCACCGAAATCAAGTGGCTCGAAACCAGCGACCCGCTCAACAAATCGCAGAGACTCGCCATTCAGCTGTCCCACAACGCAATCGCCGGAGAAGACGACGCGTCAATCCTCGCCAAGCTGTACCAAGAAATCGACGACCTCGAAATGAAGCAATACTCCGGTCTCGATGACAAAGCTCTCGACCTCCTCCGAGAAGCACAAGTAGACAGCCTGCAAGAACCGAAACTCGAATTCCAAACACTCTCGTACGTGTTCCTCCCCGGAGACGGAGACGAAGTGATGCGCGTATTCGAAGAAGCAGTCAAATACGCCAGCAAAGCCACCGAAACATGGCTCGCCCGATACGAAGACCACTTCCGACTCCTCCAAGCAGTCGAAGAAGCGTCCTCCTCCTACGACGTACGCAACCGGTCAGCCGCCCTCACCTACATACTCGACATTTACGAAAACCACCGCGACGAACTCCAACAGGGCTACACGTCCCCCGACACCGACAAACCGAAACACAAGCGCACCGTGCCGATCACCACGATCCTGAACACCGACTACATCGGAGCCGAAGACGCAATCCTCATCAAGAAAGCACTCAACCGAATGAAAGAACTCGGCCACACCGACAACACCAAAGGCGCACCCGAACAACTCGCCCAACTCGCACGCCAATACATTGACAACAACAAATAACCACCCATAGAACACACACACCCACCAATCCACCTATGGAACACCAAACACCCACGGAGACACACCATGGCAACCGAATGGACACCAGAACCATCAGAAGAAGACCGCAACATCGGACGCGGCGGATGGAGATGCACCGCAAAATCCCAAACCAGCGGAGACCGGTGCAAGAAACCCGCCATGAGAGGACAGACAGTGTGTGAAACCCACGGAGGCGGTGCGCCTCAGAACCGGGCGAAAGCGGAGCAACGTCTCCTCATGCTCGAAGCGGAGGACGTGGCGCGTAAGTTCTCACTCCCGGCTGACGTGTCCCCGACTCAGGCTCTGCTCGACGAGGTGAAGTGGACGGCGGGGCATGTGCGGTATCTGCGGTCGAAGGTTCAAGCTCTGGACGAAGACCTGCTCACGTTCTCGGTCGATCAGATCAAGACGACGGAGGACGGGACGATGGAGCGGACTCTCCGTGCCCGTGAGTCGGTCTGGTATGGGCTGTACTTGAAGGAGCGGAAGCATTTGGTGGAGGTGTCGAAGGCCGCTGTCCATGTGGGTGTGGAGGAGCGTGCTATCAAGCTGGCGGAAGACCAGGGTGCCATGGTTGCGGATACGGTGCGGCGTATTCTCGACTCGTTGGAGGAGCGGTTGTCTGAAAGTGGGATTGACGTGTCATCGGAATGGGATTCAGCGGTTCGGGAGATTGTGCCCCGTGAGTTCCGTCAGCTCCAAGCGGTATGAGCATGACGATGGTGGACGTGCCGTGGGCTGAGTATGTGGCCGCGCAGTTTGAGGACGATACGCGGCTTCATGCGTCGCGGTCGTTGATCAAGTTCGCTCAGACCGTGGACTCGGCTTACACGTCCCGTCCGCACCTGGACTATCTGTCGTCCCGGTTGGCGACCGCCATGAAGGACGTGGAGCGTGGGGTGTCGCGGAAGCTCACTGTGTCCATGCCTCCCCGTGAGGGTAAGTCGCAGATGGTGTCCGTGTATCTGCCGTTGTGGATTCTGTCGAAGCATCCGTCGTGGAAGATTGGTCTCATCTCTCACTCCCCGACGCTCGCCGCTGGTTGGGGTCGGCAGATTCGCCGGGAAGTGGAGGAACACGGCCACCGGCTCGGCATATCAATCGCCCCTGATGCTGGTGCGGTCATGGATTGGGAGACCACGGAACATGGGTCTGTGCTCTCCCGGTCCGCACCCGGCCAGTCCGTCACCGGTAAAGGCTTCAACGTTCTGATCATCGACGATGTGGTGAAAGACTTCGCGGACGCTCACTCGAAGACCAGCCGTGAAGCAATCTGGGACTGGTGGAAAGCGAACGCGTACACCCGACTCGAACCGCCGTCGCTCGTCGTGGTGGTCGGTACGCGTTGGCACGAAGACGACTTCATTGGGCGGCTTCTCTCCTCCTCCTATGAGGGCGATCCAGACGAGTTCGAGACGATCAGCTTCCCCGCCATTGCGGAGGAGACCGACGTGCTCGGGCGGGAACCGGGCGAACCGCTCCTCTCCCCCATCATCGACGAGACCGAAGATGAAGCCGTGGACCGGTGGACTGGCATCCGCTCCTCGGTGGGTGAGTATGCGTGGGCTGGCCTGTACATGCAGAAGCCGCAACCGGCAACGGGGTCGATCTTCAAAGTCGATTCGTTCCGGTACTGGACCACGAACGGGAACCACCTCCGGGACGGGGATGACTCGGTGGTGTTCCTCCGGCCTGCGGACCTCAGTGGTGCCCGGTGGGTGGATTCGTGGGATGCCACGTTCAAGGGCACTGACAGCTCCGACTTCGTTGTTGGGCAACGGTGGGCCATGCAGGGGAAGAAACGGTTCCTGATCGACCAGTCTCGGGGTCGCCGGTCGTTCACGGAAACCCTGCAAGTCATGCGGGACTGGAATGACCCGAACCGGCTCGGCTCGAAATGGGTGTACGAGAAACTGGTCGAGGACGCGGCGAATGGTCCCGCGATCATAGACACTCTCCGGCAGGAAATGGACGGTATCAAACCGATCAGCCCCCGTTCCTCCAAGGAGTCCCGTGCGCGCGCCGTCACGCCCGAAATCGAGGGCGGGTTCGTGTACCTGCCGCACCCGGAAATGGTGGGCTACGAATGGGTGACGGACCTCGTAGCGGAAATGAGAGCATTCCCGAACAGCACCAACGATGACCAGGTGGACGCGCTCACGCAAGCCCTGAACTATGCTCGCGGCTCCGGTGAAGCATCCATCACGGTGCCCGGTCGGACTCCCGGTCCGGGTCAGAGAAACATAACCGTCCCGAAGCGCGGGTCGGTGAACAGCAGAAGGGTGGCACGATGAACATCTCAGACATGGTGAAGAAGACAGCTGGGGCGGCGATAGCTGTGACCGCCGCCGCTCGGGTGACTCGGTTCGTAGTGACGGACGATCTGGGGCAATGGTGGATTCAAGAACCCGCCCGTGAGTTCGCGGCCCGGTTCGACCCCCGGTGGGACAAGTACGTGGACGGACTCAGCTGTCCGTACTGTGTGAGCTTCTGGGCTACAGCTCTCGTCATGGGGTCCGGTGCTGTCCTCCGCTGGAATCGGGCGTGGCAGTTCGGGGCCGGTGTGTGGGCGGCATCGTACGTGGTGGGTCACGTGTCATCCCGCCTCGACTCCGACGACGAAGACGATGACACGATCAAGTTCTCTGGTTTGCCCATGTCGGGGATCGAAATGCACTTCGGAGACACGTCGGACGGCGAAGACGACTGATAGGGTGGCAGTACTCAGCATGACCAGCTGACTCATTGGCCGCACTTAGGATGGTGCTGGAACGGACAGCCCCGGCAGGGTAACGACGGTTGCTCAGTCGGGGCTGTTCTCTGCCCCGCTATCATGGACGGGGAAACCGAAACGTCCGGGGGGATGACATGAAGAAGGACGAACCGACGAATCTAGGGATCAGCCTCTCCACGGTTGGGATGCCTCAGTTTTCGTACATGGTGAGAGACAAGAACAAGAACCCACAGACCGTGGAGGGGCACCAGGTGCCGCTCGCGTCGAATGGTTCCCTATCTGCCGCCGCGACTCGACTCACGAAGAAGCACGTCAGCCCACGACGTACTGCAGTCCCGGAAGAGTGGCAGGACGAAGCGTGGGACATGTATGACCAGGTGGGTGAGCAACGATTCCTGGCGACGACGTTGGCTGGCCGGGTATCTCAGGCGCGACTGTTCGTGGGGAAGTACGACGAGCATGGTGATCTGATCGAACTCGACGAGAAGTCGGACACGAATAACGTTCGGGCGATCCTCGACGCGTTCGGTGACAACATGTCCGGTCGGGTGCAGATGTTGCACCGTATGGCAGTGAATCTGTTCATTGCCGGTGAGGGATGGTTGGTTGGTATCCCGCAGGACGTGATTGACCGGAAGCACGCAGAGGAAGCCGACCCGACCCGGCGTTTCGGCATCACGCCGTTCGGTGTGTCCGTTGATCATGACACCGAGTATGAGGGTGTCGACCTGGACTCGATTGTGTGGCGGTTCCTGTCAAACGACGAAGTGACAGCGAACACGACCGATGACACGATCACCGTCCCCATTGACGAAGCGGCGACGGAGAAGATCGAGTTCGACGCGAACGAACTGTTCCTAGTCCGGGTGTGGCGACCTCACCCCCGCCGCTCCTCAGAAGCTGACTCCCCCACACGGTCAGTCCTGCCGGTCCTCCGGGAGCTGGTCGGTCTGACGATGCACATCTCCGCGCAGATTGATTCCCGTCTGGCGGGTGCCGGTGTGCTGGTGATCCCAGAGTCAGCGAAGCGTGCATTCAAGGAAGCTCAGGGGTTGGACGCGGACGATCAGTCGGACCCGTTCACGGATGCCATGATCGACGCTATGACCACAGCGATCGCTGACCGGTCTTCAGCCTCCGCGCTGGTGCCGTTGGTCATCTCAGCCGCCGACGACTCTGTGGATAAGTTCCAGCACATCTCGTTCGCAAACCAGCTGGATTCAGCTGGCAAGGAACTCCGTGATGAAGCGATCCGCCGTCTCGCGCTCGGCCAGGATGCTCCTCCGGAACTGCTGTTGGGGTCCGGGGGCATGAACCATTGGGGTGCCTGGTTGGTGCGGGAAGACGTGGTGACGACTCACATTGAACCAGTGCTCGCGTTGATCGCGGATGCCCTGACGACTCAGTACCTGTGGCCGGTCATTGATCAGACGATGGACATGGACGAGGTGGAGCGGGAATCGTACGTGATCTGGTACGACGTGTCGCATATGGTGGTGCGTCCGAACCGATCCGATTCGGCCATGAAACTGTACGACTCGGGGGCGATCAGTGATCACGCGGTTCGTGAAGCGACCGGGTTCGATGACGCAGATGCTCCGGCGAAGGAGTCGGACAAGGTGGACGAGGCGGTCCGTATGGCCCTCGACATGGTGGGTCAGTCGCCGTCGCTGTTGCAAGACCCTGGCCTCCCCGCGCTGGTCGAGCAGATACGTTCCGTCACGGGCGGACAAGTATCCACAACCCCTGTGGATAACGGTGGGGACAGTGGAGACAGCAACGTGGAAGACGGCGGCTCGGGTCCGGGGCAGGGACCGAACGTCGTCGATGGTGGGGAGGCACCGAACTCATGACAACCATGACCGATGAAGAACAGCTGGTCGCACCGTGCCCGATGTGTGGCACGTTGACCGGTCTCATGCTGGCGGAACGGTCCGCACTGCTGGCCGTGTCCGACGTGCTAGTGTACCGGTCGCTCGAAGTGGTGGGGAAGAGGATCGTCCGGGCTGAACGTCGCCGGTTCAAACTCCTCGGCACCCGACCGTGGCACGAAGCTCACACGTTGTGGTTGCCGGACGACGCGACGGTGCAGAAAGCACTGAACGGGGCGTGGGACGTGGTGCCTGCCCTCCTGTCAGCTCACGGTGCCTGCGGGACGACTCCCGTGAACGTCACCCACATACTCGACCAGTACGTTCGGTCCCTCCTCCGGGCCGGTCAGAAACACACAGTGGAGGCACTGCGCACCGAACTCGAACGTAAGCTGATGATCAAGTTCCCCGTGGAGGCGGGTCATGCCGAAGCACACCACTGAACGGGACATGGTGGAGCAGTTCTTCCACGACAAGGTGTACCCCGCGATTCAGAAGTTCATGGTCGAGGTTCAGTCTGATGCTCTGGCCGCTTACAGCTCGGACGTGATGATCGCGGCGGGATTCGCCCCGTTCTCGCTGTCAGCTGTCACTCGCCGGTGGGCGAAGGTCGTGGACAAGCTAAAGACAAGCGTGCGGAAGGCGTTCCGTCACACAGCGCGAGACATGGACCCCCTCTACAACATGATCGACAACCTGGTGTTGCCGTCGGACGTGTACAGCCGCACCGTCGACGTGTTGGAGCAGGGTGCCGCCGCACGATGGTCTCGGGACAAGCTGTTCGAGAAGCTGTCCCCGATTCTGAACCCGGACCCAGTGACCGCCTCACTCGTCACCACGTTGGGAACCGCCGTCTATGGGATCGTTCAACAGCGACGGTTCGCACAGAACCGAGTCCCGTACAAGAAGTGGCTGTCTCTGCACGATGACCGCGTGCGGGACACGCACCGTGCCGCCGATGGGCAGATTCAGATATCGTCGGAACCGTTCACGGTCGGTGGTGCGTTGCTCATGTTCCCGTGTGATCCGAACGGGCCGATAGGGGAAACCGTGAACTGCCGGTGTATCCAGTTGGGATGCAACGAGCACGGGACGTACGTGTCGGATGAGACGGCACTCAACGACTGGCTGAACCTGACCGGGTGAGCAGGGCAACCAGTATCCTGTAAGTGAACACCGAAACTGAGGAAGGTCAGACATGAACGTCGTTTCACTCCCGTCCACGTGGTCGGGAATCATTGCATATGAGGACCAGCCAACCGGTGACGGGCGACTCCTCGAACCAGGCTCCCTGTTCTGGGAACTCGAGAATCCGACTGCTCTCCGCCATGTTGCGAAGGACGTTGGTGCCCACGATGGTGCTTCCTCGGTGGGACGGTTCACGAAGATCGAACGTCAGGACGATGGTGCGATCTACGCTGAAGGCACGTTCGACCTCGGCTCCGAAGCGGGTGTCGAAGCGGCTCGACTCGTCCGGGACGAAGTGACGACCGGTGTGTCCGTCGACTTGGACAGTGTGGCAATGGAAATCCGTGTGGCGAAGGAAGTCCTCGACGACATGGCGGAGGAGCCGGTCGAGGTGGAAGACCCGGAGGCGGAGGAAGACGAGGATGGGATGGTGACGGTCATCCGCATCAACCCGGACGATGAACTATCCGTCATGACCTCCGCCCGGATTCGGGCCGCTACTCTCGTCGCTATCCCAGCGTTCGCTGGTGCCACGATTGCCGGTGGCGACAATGTGGACGTGGACCTCGACAACCTGCACAGCACACCTGACACAGATGAGGATGCGCCGAAGTCTCAGGAAGCGTCGCTGATTGCGTCGGCACGTCCTGCCCAGCCGCCGCGTGAGTGGTTCAGTGATCCGGGTCTGACTGAACCTACTGCCCTCCACGTCACCGATGATGGTCGCGTGTATGGTCATCTCGCGGCGTGGGGGACGTGTCACACGGCGTTTGCGAACGAATGCCTCACTCCTCCTCAGTCTCAGTCGGCGTACGCCTACTTCCGCACCGGGTCGGTCCTCACCGATCAGGGCGAAGTGTCGACCGGTCGGATCACGATGGACACGGCACACGCTGGCCGTACTCTGTCGGCGGCTGGCACCGTCTCCCACTACGAGAACACTGGATCAGCTGTCGCAGACGTGGCCGCTGGTGAAGACGTGTTTGGTATCTGGTTGGCTGGTGCGATTCGCCCCGGTGTCACCGATGAGCAGGTTCGAGCGTTGCGTGCCTCCCCGCTGTCGGGTGACTGGCGGAAGGTGAAGGGTGGCTTGGAACTTATGGCCGCGCTCGCCGTGAACATGCCCGGTTTCCCGATTCCACGTCCTGCCGCTCTCGCCGCGTCCGGGTTTGAGGTCGAGTCGTTGGTGGCATCCGGAATGCTTATGCCGGAGGACAAGGGCACGGCACCGGAGTCGAATCTGTCGTCGGATGATCTGGCAACTCTGTCCCGAATGGCCGCTGACTACCGGAAGGTGGAAGAGGGTCGTGCTCGGGAGCGTTCGTTGGAGCGGGTGCGCCGACTGGCCTCCCAGCTGAATGATGGTGCGTCCACGTCGAAGGTGAAGCGCATTCTTATCCCGTCGAAGGGAAGGAAGTAACATGGGGTGCGGTTGCAATAAGGGCAAGAAGCGAACCGTGAAATACGTCGTCAACTACAGCGGCGGTGGGTCAACAACGTTCGGTTCGTTGCGGGAAGCTCAGGAAGACCTGCAGGCCAAGAATGGTCAGGGTCGTATCAGTAAAGTGCGCGACTAGTATAAACGTCGTGCGTGATATCGTTATTGTGTCATCGTTGCTGGCGAGTAGGGCCGAACATGGAAGCAATGACTCAAATAGGAAGGTTGCTGACAATGTTCGCTCGTAAGAACTCCGTCCGCTCGATGAAGCGTCTCGGCCAGTTCGAGGATCAGAACGAGAATCAGGACACTGTTCTCGAAATCCCCGAAGACCTGTCGACGCTCTCAGACACTGAAGTATCCGAGCTTCACGATCAGGCCACTGAAGCGTTCTCGAACCTGTACGCCGATGGTGAAGCCGAGTTCTCCGATTCGGAGCTGGAAGCTCTCGAAGGGCTCACCAGCGTCATCGAGACTCTGCGTGGAGAGCAGGAAGCTCGTGAGGCGGCGGCTCAGGAACGCGCTCAGAAGGCGAAGGACTTCGCTGTCCGTGTCAACGGTGAAACCGTGTCGGAAGACGATGCCGGTGACGTGGATATCACCACCGTCGAGTCTGAGAACACCGAAGACGAAACAGAAGAGGAGACCGCCGCGTCGGAAGACGACGAAGAGCTGGCTTCCGAGAAGGACAACGGTGAGTCTGTCACCGCGTCCGCTACCCCGAAGGCTCGCCGGGTGAACCTGGCCGGCATCAAGTCCCGTCAGCGTCCACCTCAGCGCGAGGAGCCTACTGAAATGAAGATCGAGGACGTGCTGGTCGCGTCTGCCAACGTGCCCGGACGTGAACCGGGATCGGGTCTGAACTGGATCGACGCGGCGGATATCGTCGATAACCGTCTGAAGTCGTTCAACCAGTCCTCGTTCGACGCGGCCCGTCGTGCCGGTCGTCATATCCGTCAGCAGATGAGCGTTGCCACGGTGCGGCGTAACTATGCGTCGGAAGCGACCGTCAACGAAGACTCCCCGAACGCGGTCGAAGAGGCCATGAAGTTCGCCGTCGACGAGTCCCGTCTCCCCGGTGGTTCGCTCGTCGCTTCCGGTGGCTGGTGCGCCCCATCCGAAACGATCTACGACTTCATGGAGACCGAGACCCGTGAGGGTCTGTTCTCTCTCCCGGAGATCAACGTGGCTCGTGGTGGCATCCGCTTCACGAACGGTGCCGACTTCACGGACCTGTTCGCCAATCTGTCGAAGGCCACCTGGGACGTGTCCGAAGATGATGATATCGCTGGCGACTACCAGGGAACCAGTGCTGAGTCGGACAAGCCGTGCTTCAAGATCGACTGCCCGGACTTCCAGGAAGAGCGTCTGCGTCTCACCGGTCTGTGCCTGTCGGCTGGTCTCCTCGCTCAGCGTGGATACCCGGAGCACATTGCTCGGACGATTCGTGGCACCCTGGTCGCTCACGATCACCAGACCTCCGGCAAGCTCCTGAAGTACATCGAGGACAACTCGGACCCCGTGGTCATGCCGTCCGACGTGGCCGGTGCTACCGCTCCCCTGCTGACCGCTCTGGAACTTCAGGCTCAGCACTACCGCACCGTGTCCCGCATGTCGGTGAACGCGTCTCTCGAAGCCGTGTTCCCGTCGTGGGTGAAGGGTCTCGTTCGTACGGACCTCGCTCGCCGTCAGGGTGTCGACATGCTCGCCGTGTCGGATGCTCAGATCACGACCTGGTTCTCCAATCTGGGTCTGAACCCGCAGTTCGTGTACAACTTCCACGACCTGTCCGGTGAGTCGACTGATCTGCTGGCGTACCCGACTGAGGTTCCTGTTCTGCTGTACGCGGCTGGCACCTGGGTTCGTGGTGCTCAGGACGTGATCACCCTCGATACCGTCTACGATTCGCAGACGCTCCGTCAGAACGACTACACGGCTCTGTTCACTGAGGAGGGCTACCTCGTTGCGAAGCGTGGACATGATTCGCGGTTCGTCACCATCCCGGTCTGCCCGAACGGTTCGACGAACATCGGTGAGGCCATTGCCTGCAACGGAACTGTCGCGGCTGGTGGTTCGGGGGAATGACGGTGCCGGGTGAGGGAACCTTGCCTGGCGACGATCAACTCCCAACCGGCACCACTGAAGGAAGTGAGTGAACATGGCTTACGACAAGCAGACATGGAACAACGACGACCCGTCGACTCCGCTGAGCGCGGCCCGTCTCGGACACATTGAGGACGGGATCGCTGGTGCTGACGCGGCGGCGACTACCGCTCAGTCTGCGGCGGAAGCGGCTCAGTCGGCGGCGGATGGTGCGGCGACTGCCGATCATACTCACGAGATGTCAGCCGTGAGTGGGCTGGATTCGGCTCTGGCAGGGAAGGCGAATGCGTCGTCCCTGTCGGGTAAGGCTGACCAGTCGGCTCTCGATGAGCTGGCCGCTCGTGTGCAGGCTCTCGAAGATGCGGCAGGCGGGGCGTAAGTAGTCCTGTCTCCTCCCGGTATTTCGGCCCGTATCCGTTCCAGTCAGGTGCGGGTGCGGGCCGAAGCCATTGAACGAAAGGATCAGGCATGAGTCCTGAAATTGAAGTCGAAGCTCCGACTCGTCGGCCTCTGCCGTACGGTCTGTTCTCCGCCGCGTCTGAGCGAACTGAGGATCGTCGCTGGCGGAATGGTGTCGAGTGGCAGTCCGTGGGCTGTGGATCACCGTTCGTGACTGGTGCCGTGTGCGAGGACGTGCCGGAGTTCGAGAAGTCGGACGGTCTGGGTGCGGGTGAAGCGTCACCGTTCACCGTGTATGCCCCGTTTGAGTGCTCGCCGGTGTCGTGGACTGAACAGTCTGCGACGACTATGGCGCAGTCGAAGCTCGTGGCCGGTGAAGAGAAAGCAGTCGAACGTGTCCTCATGACCGGTTCGGCTGGCAACACCCCGTCACTACAGGCGGACGCTGAAACCATCACCACGTCAGCTGTGTCTCCCACCCTTCTCCTGGCCCGTCTAGAGGATTGGCTGGCCGCGAACTACGGTTCCCTCGGTGTTCTGCATGTGACCCCTGGTGCGGCGACTGTGTTCGCGTCGGAGGGTCTGATCGCGTCCTCGGGTGCTCGAATGCTCACGAAGCTCGGCACACCGGTGTCGGTGGGTGCCGGGTATGTGAATCAGGCACCGGATGGGACTCCCGCAGGGGACAACGAGTTCTGGGCGTACATGTCTCCCGCTGTCATCTACTACCAAGGTGCGGTGGAGTCGGACGTGTCGGCCACGCTGGATCGGAAGCGGAACGATCTGCTGGCGACAGCGTTCAGAACGTACGTCGTCGGGTACGACGAGTGCGGTGTCGCGGCGGGTGCGGCGACGGTAAACTGATGAATGAGATAACCCGTTTCTCGACTGGCAGTAGGGCCGGAGTGACACAACGAAAGGAAAGGTGTCATGGCTACTACTGTTAAGTCATTCGCTCCGGTACTCGGCAAGATCGTCCGGATCACGGAGCTGGATAAGTGCGGTCTCCCCAACGATGCCGGTACGCCCGGTTATGTGGCGACTGACGGCTTCATCACGCTCACGCTGTCCACGGAGACTGAGGACGGCAATGAGATTCTGGTGAAGAAGGCGAACGGCGGCATCTGCATCAACCGGAAACAGCCGGACGCGTTCAAGCGGTTCACCCTCGAAATCCAGTTCTGCGACGTGCATCCGGTTCTCGTGTCGTGGCTGACGAACGCGAAGCAGTACACGAACACTGAGGGTGAGGTCATCGGCTTCACGCAGGGTGACGGCGATATCGACAAGAAGTTCGCGTTCGAGCTGTGGACCGGCACTGACGGGAATGCGTGCGAGGGTGGGGCGGAAACGTCCGGCTACGTGCTCCTCCCGTTCGTGAACGGTGGCACCATCGGTGACATTACGGTCAACGGTGAGGACGCTGTGGAGTTCACCATCTCCGGTGCCTACACCGAGTCGGGCAACCAGTGGGGCGTTGGACCGTACAACGTCATTCGTGAAGCTGACGCTCCGGCTCCGCTCCCGACTGCTCTCGACGAGGACGATCACCTCCTCATGATCACCGTCGATGAGGCTCCGCCCGAGTCGTCGAACGATGTTGTCGAAATGCCGACAGTCGGTGGTTTGGGGGAATGACAACCCCTGGCACTGACACAGTGCTGGGGGACGGTGTTCTCCTCACCGGTTGATTGAACACGGGCCGAGTATCCTGAGAAGGGTGCTCGGCCCGTTCACTATGAGAGAGGTGCGGTATGGCTGACGATGGACTGTTCCCGCTGGAATGGCCGGTGGACTACTCGCAGTGCGCAACGTGTAAACCGTTCGAGGACGAGGAGAACGGGAAGGAGGTGCAGGCGAAGTTCGAGGACATGGCGAAGTGGTTCCTGTGGGGATGGACGAAGCGACAGTTCGGCACCACAACGTCGTGGCTGAGACCCGATGAGACGTGTGATCGTCCGCCGACGTACCAGTATCTTCCCCCGGTCGTGTCCTGGCCGATGATGTGCGGTGCCTGCAGGTCGTGCGAATGCTCCTGCAACGGTCTCACGTCCCTGTGGGTCAGTGCCCCGGTCTCTGAGGTGAAGCAGGTCGTCATCGAGGGTGTTGTGCTCCCGGAGGACTCGTACCGGCTGGAAGGTGGGCACCGGCTCGTTCGGACGGATGGTGGACAGTGGCCGTCGTTCCAGAACATCGGTGCCCCGGTCGAGCAGGACGGCGCGTGGGGTGTTGAAGTGGTCGTGGGTACACCGGTTCCGACTGGTGGCCGGATCGCGGCGGCAATCCTCGCGTGTGAGTTGGTGCTGGCGGCGTGCAACAGCAAAGAATGCCGTCTCCCCCAGCGCGTCACGTCGATCACTCGGCAGGGTGTGGCTATGACCATGCTCGACGACTTCGAGGGACTGCAGAAGGGCCGGACGGGTATCTGGCTGATTGATTCGTGGGTGTCGTCGACGACTGAGGTGCCTATGCCGGCAACCGTGGTGAACCCGGATAAGTGGTTGGCTGGCCGGTCCAGTCAGCCCGTGATGAGGAGACGGTGATGAGGCTTCCTGTCCGTGATGCTATGCAGAACCTACTGAACGCGGTCGACGTGGAGATGCGTCATGACACGGCGATTCAGTTCCTGGCTCCGGGCGAGCAGGTGGCGTGGGACAACTGCTGTGAAGACAGTGGTGGTGGCGGTCAGCTGTGGGTGCGGTGCGTGCAGGTGGTTCCGGGCTGGCCGAACCGTGATGCTGAACAGAAGTGCGGTGTCCGGTTGGCGACTGCAGTGCTCGGGGTGGGTGTCATCCGGTGCGCTCACACCTTGGACGATCAGGGCAACCCGCCGACAGCTGAGGAGATGACGGGTGATGCTGTGCGGATCATGGAGGACATGGAGGACATGTTCTCGGGCATCTCCTCGAACTTCGAGTTCGTGCATAAATTGGGTCAGTGGATTCCGCTCGGACCCGATGGTGGCTGTGCTGGCGGTGAGTGGACTGTGAATGTGCGGCTTCAGCCGTGCGCGTGACGTAGAATCAGAACAGGCCAGAGATGGTCTAACAGTTAGGAGAAGATCATGGTTTGGGTGAAGGGCAACGTCATGAACCCGTTCACGCGTAAGGGTGAAACCGTGGAGGTCGACGACACGGATGGTGTTCGGCGGCTCGTGGATCGGGGAGTGCTGGAATACGTTGAAGAACATGTTGCGCCGGTGGCGGTGGAAGATGATCGTGACGTGGATGAGGATGACGTGACCCGTGGCGACGAATAACGTCCGGGTCAAGATCGACCCGTCGCGGTTGAACCCGTACCTCCACAACGTGGCGGACATGTCGGTTCAGCGTGCGGCGGGTAGAGTAGCGGAACGGGCGCGTAATCGTGCCCCGTACCGGACTGGTCGTCTTAGGGAAGCGATCACGCCTCGGAAGGCACCGGACAAGAAGCAGGGACTCGAAGCGACGTACCTGGTAGGAGCGAGGGGTGTGCCGTATGCGAACTTTCAGGAATTTGGGACAGGCCCAATCTTCCCGAAGCGTGCAAAGTTCCTCCGGTTCATCCCTAAAGGCGGAACTAGTTTCGTGTTTGCGAAGCGAACCCGTGGCGTTCCTGCCGTCCACTTTCTCCGGGACGCGTACCGGTCTTTGTCGGTCCGCGACTATATGTAATGCTGAACAGCTAGTTAGGAGTATCACAATGGGAATCGTTATTGACGCTGAGCCGGTCGAGACGATGGACGTGAAGCTCGTCGGCGTGGATTACAAGATCACGCCGCCGAAGACTTCGCTCCTCATGGAAGTCACCGACAAGATGCAGGGCAAGAACGAAGAGGACGTGACCTCGGAGGACTTGTACCGGTTCGTTGACCTCATGTTCACGAAGACGGATGCGACGAAGGTGAAGAAGCGTCTCGGTGATCCGAAGGACCGTCTCGACATTGATCACGTGATGACGTTGCTCGACAAGATCATGGAAGCGGTTCAGCCGAACCCTACTACGTCGTAATACGGTTGGCGCAGATCGCTCTCGACAATTGGATTGACGTGGAGGGGTATGCGATTGCCAACGGGGTTGGCCGTATTGCGAACTTGTCGATCAGTGAGTTCTGTTCGTTCATGTGGTACATGATTGCGCAGGGTCACGAGGATCAGACCTCGCTTGATAAGACGAAGGCGAAGCTGTGGCAACCGCCGAAGGGTTACGGGGAGTCGAAGAAGAGCGCGAATGACCCGTGGTCTAAGGAGGCGCAGATGCAGGGCTTCAACAACCTGAAGGCTCAGCTTGGCCTATAATTGAAGTATTGAGAATTGCCCGGATCGCGCATTCTCCGTTCGTCCGTCTGGCACATGGGCCGGGACATTCTAAGTCGAACGGGGGGTGCGCGTTTCCATGCCGAATGTCATCGGTGAAGCCGAAATCGTCATCAAGGCGAATGCGGCTGGTTTCCAGAAGGATGCTGAGAAGAAGACGGCATCTGCTGGTCAACGTCTCGGTGCTGGCATGGCGCGGTTCGCTCGTCGGGCGTTGCGGGTCGGGATGACTGCCGGTGTCGCGGCGGTTGGTGCGGCGGCGGGTGCGGCTGTCATCGGCGGGTTCAAGGCCGCAGTGTCGCGGCAGAACGCGCAGAAGGTGCTGTCGGGTCTGTACGGGTCTGCTAAGCAGGCCACGAAGATGATGACCGACCTCCGCAAAATCTCGGCGAACTCACCGATCAAATATGAGGCGTATCAGAAGGCGGCTCAGTCTCTGGCGTATGCGGGTATCGAGGGTGACGCGGCCACGGGAACACTGAGGAACGTCGGTAAGGCGATCATCGCGGCGGGTGGCGACTCGTCGAAGATGGAACAAGCCATGAACGGTGTCATGAAGGCCGTGAACAACGGTGGCATCGCCATGATGGATTCGCTGGGAATGATTTCGGAGTCGGGTGTTCCGATTCTGTCTGGTCTGGCCGAGAAGTTCGGTGTGCCGATTGACCAGATCAAGAAAATGGCGTCTCAGGGCAAGATCAGCATTGACGACGTGATGGACGTTATGCAGAACGGCACCGGCAAGACGTTCAAGCAGATGATCAAGGCTGGCGATGCGGCAACGGGGTCGTTCCAGAACCAGTGGGCGATCCTGAAGGACAACGTTGCGAACGCTGTCGGTGACGTGATGCTCCCGATGATCGAGAAGATCACTCCGGCTCTCGCACCGATTGGTAATGCGATTGTCACGGGGATTGGGAAGCTCCCCGATGTGATTGCGACGGTGGGGGGCGTACTGAAGACGCTCTCCCCGTATATTGCGGCGGTCGCGGCTGGGTTTGTGGCGTGGAATGCTGGTCTCCTCATCCACAAGGGCATTGCGGTTGCGACGATGGTGATTGAGTCGCAGTGGCTGACGCTGACTGGTATCCGGATTGCCGCCATGAACGCTATGACGATCGCTCAGCGTGCGTTGAACTCGGCTATGCGTGCGAACCCGATTGGGATCATCCTGACGCTGATTGTGGCGTTGGTGGCCGGGTTTGTGCTGGCGTATAACAAGATCGACTGGTTCCGTGCCGCTGTGGATGCGACGTGGGCGGCGATCAAGACAGCGGTGAAGGTCGTCGTCGACTGGTTCGTGGCTGTGGTGTGGCCGAGCCTGCAGGCCGTGTGGAATGGTATCGCCACCGGAGTGATGTGGCTGTGGAACAACGGCATCAAACCGGCGTGGGATGGGATCATGGCGGCGGTCAAGGCCGTCGTCGGCTGGTTCCAGACGTACGTGCTCCCCGTCATCAAGGGCGTGTTCGACGCGGTGGGTGCGGTCTTCACGTGGCTGTACCAGAACATCGTGAAGCCGGTGTTCCTCGGGATTCAGCTGTACATCAAAGCATGGTGGACCGTGGTGTCCGCGATCTTCAAGGCACTGGTGAAGTTCTTCAATGCGGTGCTGAAGCCTGCGTTCCAGATTTTCGGTGAAGTCGTCCGTGTCGTGTTCCAGCTGATCACTGGCATCATCAAGATTTGGTGGGCGGCTGTGAAGATCGTCTTCAAGGCGGTCGTGTCGTTCATTCGTGGAACACTGTCGAAGGCGTTCACGTGGTTCCGGGACTCGGTGATCAAGCCGGTCTGGAATGCGATCAAGAAGACGATCAATACGGTTTGGACGTTCATCAAGACGTACGTGTTCAAGCCGATTGTCAGCTTCATCAAGAGTCAGCTTCAGCCGCGATTCAATTTCCTGAAGTCCACGGTCAACACGGTCTGGAACGCGATCAAGGCGAAGATCAGCGCGGTCTGGAACAAGTACGTGAAGCCGATTTTCTCGGCGATCATTCGGTACATTCGGGACAACCTGCAAGCACGGTTCAATGCTCTGAAGCGCACCGTCACCTCGGTCTGGAACGGGATCAAGAGCAAGATCAGCTCCGTGTGGAAGGGGATCAAGAAGTACGCGTTCGATCCGCTGGCGCGTGCGGTGAAGACGACTCTGCCGAAGGCGTTCCGGGCTGGCAAGAACGCTATCGGTAAGGCGTGGGACGGCGTGAAGTCCGTCGCCAAGAAGCCGGTGAAGTTCGTCATCTCGACGGTCATCAACCGTGGCATCATCTCCGGCTTCAATAAGCTGGCTGGCAAGTTCGGTGTCAAGAAGATCGGGTACATGAAGCTCCCGAAGGGCTTTGACTCGGGTGGTTGGACTGGTCCTGGCCGGAAACTGCAACCTGCCGGTGTGGTCCATGCTGACGAGTTCGTTATCCGGAAGGCCGCTCAGCGGAAGATCACGCGCCGTCACGGTCGCGGTGTGCTGAACTACATCAACCAGACGGGTAATCTGCCGGGTCTGTCGACGGGTGGTTTCGTCCCGGTGCCGGGGTACGCGAAGGGTGGCAGTGTTGGCACGCTCTCGGACGCGGCACGCTGGTGGAAGCGGAAGGGTGCTCGAATCACTGAGTTCAAGGCGTGGGGACAGCGTGTCGGCAGGCACTCCCCCAATTCGCTTCACTACTCGGGTCGAGCATTCGACGCGAACTACGGTCCCGGTGGAGAGAACGCGACGGAGAAGGCGTTCTTCGACCGGATGATTCCCACGCTCCGCAAGGAGTTCCCGAAGATCGGTGTGATTTGGCGTCGGCCGGGACATCACAATCACGCGCATTTTGACACGTCGGGTGGTGCCGCTGTCGGTTCCGGTGGTGGCGACGGTGGCCTGACCCTCGATTTCTTCACGAAACCATTCGAGAAACTGAAGAAGAAGATCGCCGGTGGTGTGTCCAAGTTCGGTGCGTTCGGCAAACTTGTCGGCGGCGGCGCGAAGAAGATGATCGGGATGCCGATCACATGGATCAAGGACAACATCGCCAAGGTCGCTGACTTCGTGGGCGACATTGGCGGCGGAATCACGAAGGGTGTCGCGTTCGGTAAGGGTCAGGCATGGGCCGCGGCTCGTGGAGTGTCGGGTGCTCGCAAGAAGGCCATGAACTGGATCGTGTCGAAGGAATCCGGCTGGAATCCGAAGGCACAGAACCCGCGCTCCACCGCGTCCGGTCTGCCGCAGATGATCAACTCGACCGCTCGCGCCTACCTGGGTGGGGCACCGGCGAAGAAGTACGGTGTGTGGAAGCAGTTGGACGGAATGAGGAAGTACGTCCACGACCGCTACGGTGGTTGGCTTGGTGCTCAGAGATATTGGCAGAAGCATAACCATTACGCCGATGGTGGTCTGGTGTCGAAGATCGTTGGCAATATGCCAGCTATCAAGCCGCTGTTGCGTGACAAGGGTGGCATTCTGCCTCCTGGCATGAACCTGGTGAACAATGCGACGGGACGCAACGAGTACGTGGTTCCGCCGAACGTCACTGACGCACTCATGAACGGTAATCTGGGTGGCGGTGACACGTACATCAACGTGGAGCTGAACGTGGATGATTTGGCTGGCCTGCAGTCGGCTCTCGAATTTGTGGAGATGCTGAAACGGGACAAGAAGACGGAACGGGTGAGGACTCGGATGACGGCTAAGAGTGGAGAGGTCAACGCGTAATGGTCACGAAATACTCGGGTCGCACAGGATCGGTGAAGGGTCGCACGAAACTGGTCCTCACCTACTCTCCGACTTCGGTGAAGAACAGCACCTCATCGGTTAAGGTCACGGCGAAGCTCTACTATGAGTCCAGGTACAGGACTCAGGATTCGTTCAACACGGCGAAGATGAGCGGGTCGCTGGGTTCGTGGACGGGTGACATGTCGATCAATGGCACGTCAACGCATATCAAGACGCTGACGAAAACTGTGTCCACGTCCTACAGCGGGTCGAAGAAGATCACTGTGAGTGCGTCTCTGACGGGTGTGGAAGCGTCTCCGGGTTCGCATTCGGTGTCTGCGTCGATCAGGATTCCGAAGCGGCCTGTGTCGAAGCCGAAAACTCCGACGAATGTGAAGATGGCTCTGCTGTCGGACAATCGGACGAAGACCACCTGGTCTCATTCGACGTCGACCGCTCGTCCGGTGTCGTCGTACACGGTGCAGTATCAGCGGCTTGACGGTGGTTCGTGGACGGGGTGGATGCACTCTGCGACGGTGAAGGGCAAGTCGTACACGTCGAACCCTGGCGTGAACAACAAGTCGTACCGTCGCCGGGTGCGTGCCAACAACTCGGCTGGCTCCTCGGGGTGGGCGTACTCGAACTATGTGCGTATGCAACCGTACGCGCCGGTCAATGTTCGGGCGAAGGTTCAGCCGTCCGGCTCAGATATCAAGGTGACGTGGGACTTTAACAGTCCTGCTGAGTCCGGCTGTTTCAAACTTCAGCTTCAGCGGCGGGTGAACGGTGGTTCGTGGGCCACTGTGTCGTCGTCGTTCGGTCAGGTGAAGTCGAAGCCGTACACGTCTTCGTACATGGACACGAACCCTGGCAACGGCACGAACCAGTACCGTATCCGCATCCTCAACAACTGTGAGGGCGGGAACTCGGTCTGGTCGGAGTCGAACACCGTCAACACGATCGTTCCCCCGAAGGCACCAGATCACCTGTCCCCGGATGGGTCCGTGGTGGATTTCAATGAGGACGTGACGTTCACGTGGCAACACCACGATGATGGTGATGGTGCCGACCAGTCCCACTACGAACTCCGCTACCGGGAGAAGGGTGAGGACTGGATCACGGTCGGCCCGGAGTCCACGGACGTGTCCGAATGGTTGGCTGAGGCTGGGGAACTGGTCAACGGAGTCGATTATGAGTGGCAGGTCCGCACTCAGGGCAACACGAAGGAAGGCTACGGTCCCTGGTCCAAGTCGGCATTCGTCACTGGCTGGTCGAAGCCGGTTGCCTCAATCAAGGCTGGTGCTCCTCCGAACCCGCTGACCGCCTTGCCGGTCCCCCTGGGGTGGGATTACGCACAGGATGAAGGTCTGGCGCAGATCGCGTGGAAGGCTCGCATCTACGCGCTCGGGTCCGGTGATATTTTCGATTCCATCCTGGATGAGAAGGAAGCGGAATCGTCGGCCACGTCCACGGAGTTCGGGACTGAACTCAAGGACGGCGACCGATACGGTATTGCTGTCCAGGTTCGCAACTCGAAGGGTCAGTGGTCCGACTGGGCTGAGACCGTGTTCGATGTGGAACTCCTGGTCCCGGCTGAACTGTTCGGTGAACTCACCTACGGGGAAGACACCGGGCAGATGAACATTCACCTGCAATCGGATGACCCGGTGGAGGGTGAGACCGCCGTGATCGTGATGGTGGACGTGGAACGTCGCATCAACGGTGGTGAGTGGTTGCCGATCATGGTGGGTATTCCGTTCGACGCGGAGACCACCCTGGTCGATAACATTCCCTCAATCTGGGGAGTGAACGAGTACCGGGCGATAGCCACGACGGATGCTCCGTCGAAAGCCACGTTCGGACCGTGGCGGAAGACCGTCAACAACTGTGTCGGCAACACGGAGAACTGGTTGTTCCTCAACTATGGGGAAACGTTCGACTACATGCTGAGAATGCAGGGTGGCCTTGGCCTGTCTGGGTCTTATGACCGGTCGAAGGAAACCCAGAAACTCCTGGGTCGGGCGAAACCGATCAGCCTGTTGGGTGAACAGTTGTCGCGTGAGCATTCCGTCTCCGGGACGGTCTTGTTCTCGGAGGGGTGCTGTGATGTTCCGAACGTGCCGGATGACCCGGTGGAACTGGTGGGGGACCGGTTCTTTGACGATAAGAACGCATGGGACTTCTCCGACGTGGAGGCTGGCCCGGAGTCGGGTATTCGCCCATCGGCGCATTACCGAGCGAAGACCTACGGCTACTACCTGGACGTGACGGACACGAACACGGATGACCTGGTGTCTCCGTCACCGCGCTCTGGTGTGCCTGGGACTGAGACTCCTGGGCAGGAGATGGAGGAAGTCACGCAGGTGAACCTGTGGCGCGGGTCGAAACTGTCTGAAGATCGCACAGCATTGGTAACGAACGCATGGAGCGACGGCGGCAAGCAGGTGGATGACGGGTTGGAGGTCACGATCACCAGCGAGAGTGCTGGT